GGTAGGCCGCCAGCTTGCCCTCGGCGGCCTTGGCGTTGCTGAGTGCCTTCTCGGCGAAGTCGAACAGTTCCTCGATGTTGCGATCGATAGCGTCCGCCATGATTACCCTCTGCGTTCGTAAATGCGGCGCATGGCGCCCACGGACACCTCAAAGGCATCCACCTCGGCGAAGGAGGCATCCACCAGCTCGACGCGGTAGCTCCAATGGCGGGCAATGACCCCCTTGGCCAACCGGGCGCGCTTGGTGTCCGCACTGCCGACGAAGCTGTAAACCCGCTCCTCGCCCTCGTCGCCGCGCACGCGCAGGTAGCACTGGCCATCGGTGCGCACGCCGATGAAGGCGGTATCCAGCCGCTTGGCCTGCAGGCCGCCGTGGTCGGTGGTGCCGAAGTCGATCAGGGCGCGAATGAGCTGGCCGTTGTCGGTGTCAGCGCCCAGCCGGTACAGGCCGTCGCGGGTCCATGCGTAGCTCTCGCCGTTGAGGCGGGTGAAGCCCAGGAAGTCGAACCCCTCGTAGCGGGTCATCGCTCCCGTCAGGGCGTTGGTGGCGTATTGCAGCGCCTGCCGCTGCGCCGGCTGGCCGGTGCCGCTGATGGCCACGTTCTCCTCGGCCAGCAGCAGCAGCACCTCGCCCAGCGTGGCGGAGTCGATCAGATCCAGCCCCGCCAGCGCGGCCAGCTCCATGACCAGCGACACGTCGATCGCGCCGGAGGCCTCCAGACCGTCCAGCGCGACCAGCAGCAGCGCGCTCTCCAACTGGCCGTAGTCCCAGGTGATCGCCCCATCCGAGCCGTCCAGCTCGTTGGCCGGCATGTACGGCGCGAGGGCGAGCATGCCGACACGGATCGGCAGGGTGCCCACCAGCCGGTTGACGGGCCGGTCCCCGACCAGCGCCGCCAGCGCCGGCAGCGTGGCCTCCACCCTGCCACGGCTGCCGGTGCGCAGCAGCGCGCGCAGGGACAGCAGCGGGATCTGGCCCGAGAAGCCGCTCACCACTGCCTCGCTGCGGATCAGCTTGGCGTTGAGGGTCAGGGTCGGGAGCTCGCCCTGCAGGTAAGCCAGCGGCCGGTCGGCGGCCAGCAGCCGGAGCGCGGGCAGACTGGCCTCCAGCCGTGCCGGGGGAACGCCCGTCACCACTTGCGCGCGCAGCACCAAGGCCGGCAGGCGGCCGCTGACGTAGGCCACGCTGGCGGTGTCGGACGCCACGCAACGCAGCGCCGGCAGCGTGCCCAGGAAGGTGATCGGCGCGGGCAGCTCCTTGATCTGCGGGTCGTCTACGTCATCCAGCAGCGAGTACAGCAGCGCGCCGATGTAGGTAGAGCCGGCCGATGGGGTGGCCGAGGTGAACACTAGGGCGTCGTTGAGGTAGAACCGCACCCGCGTGTTCTCGCGGCGGATCTCCAGCTTGGCGCCTTGCCCGCCCGGCATTTCCGGGCTTACGTCCCTGCCGTACTCCACGAAGGTGTAGCCAGTCGGCCGCAGCAGGATGGCGTGGCTCATCAGCGAGTAGTCGGCACGGAAGCCAGGCCCGCACAGGCCCACCATGACGGCGGCGCCGTTGCGCGGCAGCCTGCAGGTGAAGCGCCCGTTGGCCGGCAGCGGTTCCCGGCTGCGAGCTCCGGCGTTCCAGCCAGCCACCGTGCTGTAGTCGATGCGCGCCGGAATGGCGGGCGTGGCCGGCACTCCGGGGTAGCAGGTGGTCACTCGGTAGGCGGGCGGCGCGTACTGGCTCTGCCAGGAACTCGACGAGCCGGCGCCCAACTGGCCGGGGGTGTTCCAGCCCACGGTGCCGCCAGCATCGTAGTTGATGGTGCTGCCGTTGCTCCCGTCTGGCTGCCAGCTCACCGTGCCACCGCTGCGGCCACTGCCATCGCTCGGCGCCGCGCCCAGCAGGGCGCCCAGGTCATGGGCGGTGGTGTAGCGAATCTCGGTGACGCAGTAGGCCGGCGATCCCGGGTTGGCCGGGACCGCTGGAACGTAGGTGCCGGAGGCTGTCTTATACAGCCGGTTCGCCATATCACTGCTCCGGCACGGTCAGTTGGAACAGTTCAAACGCCTGCGGGTTGCCCTGGATCATCGGCAGCGAGGTGATAACCATGTCGGAGCCCACGCCGCCGACCGAGCCCTGGATGCGCGGCTCGGTGGTCGAGGCGCCGCCGGTGTCGGTGGTCAGCACGTAGCGGAAGAAGCTCGGGGTGCCGGTCTGCAGGGTGGTGCCGGTCCAGACCTCGGAGGCCGACTTGCTGAGGGTGCCATTGGGCGCGCTTTCCTCGAAGGTCAGCGGCGTGCCGTCGCCACCGGCGCTGATTTCGCACAGCAGGACCGCGCTGCCCAGGGCAGCATCGGCGGAGGCCGGCACCGGGCCGGAGTAGATGCGGATAAGTCCGTTGTTCAGGATGTCACGCAGCGAGCCGCTGACGGCGAGCTGCTGGCGAACGGCGGTGCTGATCTTGAGCATGATCGGTCCTCAGATGACGTTGGTGGGGGTGTAGGTGATCGCGGCCACCAGGCGGGCCTCGATGCCAGCGGTCAGTTGCTTGGCGGTGTTGAAGCGCACCACGCTGATGAGCGGGCCGGCCGTGGCGCCCTTGGTGGGCGACGCCACCAGAAACGCGCCGTAGACCGTGGCGTCTGCGGTCGGGGTGAACACCGCCGTGTTGGCGAAGTTGTCTTGGGTGCCGGCGCCGTTGTAGGCGCGCTCCCACAGCGGGCGGGTGGGCTCGGCGTAGTCCACGAACTCCTGCAGGGTGTTCGGGATATCGGCGGCCTTGGTTTCCGCCACCGGCAGGTAGTTGGCCCGGAACAGGCCGCAGTAGAACGAGCCCACGGGCGCCACGGCGCCGAACGGGGCCTGGATCAGGAAGTCCAGCCCTTCCTTGGGGATGCGATTGTGTTGGACTTCGCGCTCGATGACCTCGCCGGTGGCCAGGTCCACCAGCTCAATCTCCCACTTGAAGCCGTCCAGCTTCACTACGTCAGTCATTGCCAATCTCCAAATCGGCGAAGTCGCCGGCTGCCAGGGTTTGGTTGAGTGGCGATCCGCGCATGGTCGTGACCACCATTTGGTTGCCGTCGTGGTCCACCAGCCCAGCGGCGCCGGTGGCCGCCACGTCAGGCGCGTACACGCCCTGGCTGACCAGCCGCACGCCATCGGGACCAGCCACCACCGGGCCGCTCGGCGAGAACCACATGACCCGGCCGTCAGGCAGCGTCACAGCCGTGCCGGCCACGCCGCCGACTTCAAGCAGCCTGCTTTGCTCAGGGGTAAGGGTTTCGGCGCCAGTGACCAGATAGGTGCGGTCGGCCACGACATAGAGGCCCGCGCTGCCCGAGGCCAGCACGGTTACGTCCACCGGGTACTGCAGAAAGCCCCGGACGGGGTGCATGAGGTGGGGTTGCATGGGTTCCGAGAGGAACACATAGCGCCCCAGGCGGCCGGCGATGACGCCCCGGTGCGAGACGTACTCGTCGCAGGCCGGCATGGGCACCAGGCCATCGGTGGCCAGCGTCTCGGTGTTGTCGGACACGCCGCCCAGGGCGGTGGCCCCGCCGATCAGCGGCCCCTGGTAGTACAGGGTTTCACCGTTCTCGACCGAGGCGTAGACGCGCAGCGCACGCGGGTCGGCGCTCAACACGCGCATGGCGGCGCCGGCCGGGAGCGTCACCAGCATGGAATCGGTGCCCGACTCCACGCCATCCTCCACGGCCGTGACCGCCACCCGGTAGCGGCCACTGAGCATGCCGCCGCCCGGCACCACCTCCACGGTGAAGGCCGGTGCCCTGACCGTCCACGCGCGCACGGTTTCGCCGTCCGTGCGCAGGCCTTCGGCCCGGGTGGACAGGAACAGCTCGCCGTTGTGGATGGTGCCGGCAACGTCAGCGCCGGCCGTGAGGCTGCCGATCTGGCGGGTGGCTCCGTTGGCGTAGGCCAGAACCTTGCCATCGTCCACCAGCAGCACGCGGCCGTTGATGCCCGCGGCAAAGCGGCAGTCGGTACAGTCGGCCACTTTCTCGTAGCCGGCGCGCAGGGTCAGGATGCCGCCCTCACCTGGGTTGAGGTTCAGCAGGTCGCGCAGCGCACCGTCCGGCAGACGGTTGGGGCGGGCGATGTTGTTGATCCCGGCTTTCCAGTTGTCGCGGCGGTAATTCTTCATGCGGGCTCGCCATGGATGGTTGGCGGCGACGCTATGTGACTGCCGGAGGGGATCAAGGCTTAGACGATGCGCGCAGCGCCCATAATCCAACAGGCATGTGCCCGACACTACAACGGCAGCCAGTCAGGAGGCAGCATGTGTGGAGGCGTTCAAGTCGCGGGCCGGTACACCAACACCG